ACCTTTTTCTCCATCATACGTATGATAAATTTTTCGACAACTATTATAATCAGGAAAACCAGCACGAATTAAATCCATAGATAAACCAATTTTCTTTTGAAGATTATGAAACTCAGGGTGATCTGCAGGCAAGGAATTCATTATCTAATCAAAACTTCTCTTTTCAATTTTAATCATATTCTTAAAGACAATTTCGCAACAATGATACGCAGTATAATTTGTAAATTTAGTATCCCATGCTTGACCAACAGAACGTAACATCGTGTCAATAGGAAGATTAGATGAAGGGGCTAACAATCGTTCCAATATATTATTCGTCGATTTAAATGGAAGTATAGGAAGTATAACACCACGAATAAAATGAGTTTTTAAAAACTTGGGACCCTCATAGAGCAAATTACCCTTACTATCAAATGAAGTTATAAATGTATCATGGCTAACGCGCTCATTAATTCTCATATCAAAAAATTCAGCAGAAAAAATGGCAAACAGGTCTTCATTAAGTACATCTTCAAGAACTCCAGGTGCGCACCATAAATGATCATCGCCATAAGCAGCGATACGTATTAATAACTTCCGCAGCGCTCGTTTAATAACTCGAGCACGACCAGGATACAGCTCTAATGTATGAACAATGTAAAGACAAAAACACAACACAGTGCAGAAAGAACCAGCACTGGAAGTCTCCTTGCCACCTGAATACAAGAAACCACGAAGAATTCTCCAAACACCTCCAGTATGACAAGTAATCTTAATTATTAAATTCGCGAGGACTTCTTTGTTAGCAGCAACAAAAAATCTGTAAACTGATTCTGTCATTTTTTCTACATCATAATACAAAAAATTCGTTGCCTGATAAACCATTAATAACCAATCCTGAATATGTCGATCGTGTTTTTCATAATCGCCTTCATACCATCGCATATTAGGAATATCATAATTAAGGTAGCACGCAAAATCATACGCACCACCATACCACCAAGATCGACCAATATTCATCGTATTACCTCGCTCTATCTTTATTCGAGGACCGTTAACCCAGGTTGAATCAATTTGCTGTTCTGTGCTGGTCATAAAAAATTCACGCTTCTTACGTCGTATCTTCATCAAAGTCGGAAGAGTACCCGCATATGCACACTTTCGATCTATCTTCAGCTTAATTATACAATATGAGGTAACATGAGAAGGAAGACCAGCTCGTAATTTCTTTACATGTTCACGATGTCGATTTAAGGCATCAGGGAGTTGCTCAAATTTTTTTCCCTTAGAAGTAACAACTATCTTATCGCAACCAACGCTAAAATTCATATTTGGTCCATTCTTAATGCCTGCAGAAGCATCAATCTTAAGTTCACGAATTATAGATATAGGATTATAATCGAATTTAATGGTCTTAAAATTCGATCTATCATAGAAAAAATCAAACATTATCCCCAAAGCTTTAGTTAAATAGGACGTAACTTTGATAAATCGAGCATCACGGAACGAATTATCAAACGAAAAAGTCTGAAAATTTTCAAGAATGTCATGATGATCACAATACTCATCTGTAGATACCCAGGATGAGTAACCATATCGTTGACCACAAGCATAATGAGACCACGATAAAGTCTTAGAAACAATCTCCACTAATGAAGGAATAACACGAGGCAATCCAGCGACGACAGGTACATAATCTAAATTATCAGCCGATGAATGCCACAAATAATTAGTAAAAGACTCGTCTCCAAACAGATAACGATCAACTTCACGAGAAGCTGGTGCTAAAAAACTAGCATCAACTCGAGGCACTATCGTGAAATTATTAGTAACTTCGAAATCCGGATGAACAATATCCATATCAGAAGTAGCAGAGGCACGCATTAAATTTTCCATATGAGCAAACACGTTAGGGTAGTTATTTTTTTCTACCATGCCTCCAACCAATGTATAATCACGAGCGACCTGGCCAAGCAGATCGATATACATCGCATTGAGGGAACGCGGAGGGACAGATCTTTTTATCAAGATATCATCCGTATAGTTACTAGTAATCTTCATATCACAATTACAACTAGAATGGTCATCATGAGACGTATCAGAAAAAGTCTTTATCATCCTCAAAGTCTTTGTCTTATTGTAAAACAGAAATTTGAGGAGAGGGGAGCGTATATACTTGGAAATAAAGATAAAATCCAGGAAAAAACCGTGAAAAGTATAGAGATCTATTTTTCAAATCAAAAGTCTTAAGTAATATAAAGTAGGCAGGTCTAACACCA